TTGGATCTTTAATCTTTTTTATAAGATCAATGGTGTTGAGGAATGTTGCGTTGACGTCTACGGAACCGTCAGCCAAATAAACAAGATCAACGCCAAGGTCACGCACTTTGTCTGGGTCTGCACCAATCGTTTTGTTTAGGCGACCGATAGCAGTCGAAACGGCGTCAATCGGTATACCAATGTCGCCTGCAACTTCCATATATCGGGAAGCATCCTCAATGGCTAACCCTGTAGCGGTAGAAAACTTTTCGGCTCCTAACGCCAACTCTTGAAACGCTTTAACACCTTGAGCGGCGAAAGATACGAGGGCCGCGCCGCCAGCGATAGCGAACGAGGCGGCGTTGGCTTTGACCGCATCAAGAGCGGCGGTTGATCCAGCCTTAAATTTGCCTATCCCACCGTCAGCGTCAGCAACCGCAGCCTTAAATTTTCCGAACTGGCGTTGAGCCTCTTTAATTCCCTTATCTTGGAAATCACTAATAATTGGTATTCGAATAGCCATTACAACACCAACGCTTTCGTTAACTGACTGATCTGCTTCATAACCTCATCAACGGACTTAGACATTTCGGCTTCCACTGCGCCCTGATTGTTCTCATAGGCACGCCACATCACACGCGGTCTATTAGACAAACCATTTAAGGCCCGTCCTAAAGCGTTATTACCGTTTAAGCCTGCATAGTCAATAACTGAGGCGGCACCGTCTTTGTTAACAATTGTCAACACTGCGTCTTTCTTTTTAGATAAAGACGTTTCAATCTTGACACCCGAGACTGCTTTCTCTTGCGAATACGGAAACAATGGGCGACCGCCTGGAGCCCACGCACGCGACAGACCAGACGGAAAGCCACCGTTCTTCCTTGTTGCGTCCTCAGCGGGATAAAGACTTTTAGCTTCATCCACGACAACCTTAAGAATCTGCTTTGCGTCTTTAAAAAACTGTTTCTTAACTTCAGGTTTTACTTTTTGCAATGCTTTTAAGGTGGACTCAAGCCCATCAACAGAAATCGACATGGTTCACCTCTCCTTTAAGATCTTGGCGACTGTCGAGAGGTCGTCCGAGTCGAAGTCTATACCAGGTGGCCACCACCCTGTTATGACTAAAAGTTGGGCTAAAGAGTGGCGGTGTGATCCGCTTTCGTAGGGTTTGTGGACGCAGTACTCACGATCTCAATCTCAATAAGTTTGTTAACAAACGAGTCAAATTCACTTGGGATTGACTGGCCGTGTTCGGTTTGGACTTTAGCTGAGTGCCATGCCATGAACGCCATGTCCTCCATACCAAAGTTGTCGGCAAGGTCAGACGTTTTCATTTTGAATTTGCGTTCCCATGCGACAAGCGTTGCAAGCGTTGTCGTGATGGTGGCGGGTCCGTAACCGATGTCAAATCGGATCGTTAACTTCATGTCGGGCTCATTTCTGTTGAGTTTTTAGATCAGGCTTCTGACCAGGCGAACGTGCCGCCCATGAAAGTTACGGAGCAAGTTGTAAGGGCGCCGAGCGTATAGACGGGAGCCAAGGTTGGCAAGAAGCTGCCGGTCAAAGTTCCTAACGGGTTGGTTGCGCTGACTGCGGCCGACGATCCTTTAATGGTGATCGTGGTGATGACAGTGCCGACAAGCGACTTCAAAGTTGCGTAGGTTTCCGAAGCGGCAGTTGACCAGTACAGGTCAAGCGTCAAAGAGTTGTTTTGCAAACCTGCGACATATGCAACGGCAGTCGAACCAAAAGCATTTGCCTGCAATTCTTGGATTGTCTGCGTCAAAGTTGCAGCGGTGCACTGATCGGAGATATCAACGGCTCCGATGGAAATGACTGGATTGCTGAGGTAAGTACTGGTAGCCATGACGGATCAATCCTTTGTGTTCTTGGTCGCGTCGGGCTTCGTCGCTAATTTAGCACCCTTAGACGGGTGGGTGTCGGAACGCTGAATGAACCCTCCAGCGAGCAACCATTCAATGTCGTCAGACGGTGACGCGACAAACGCGGTGCCGATCTCGCCGACTCGAATTGAACTGATGATGTAACGATCCATTGGTTTATCCGTTCTGTGCTTGCATTGGAATAATGAGTTCGTAACCGGCGTATTCTGCTCCACCGACCGTAACGACTTTGGGGTTGGCTGACATGACCGCCACATTTTTTAGGATTAGAAATGACGTCAAGTTAAGCAGCTGACGCAAGGCGTCTAGGTTGCCTGGGCCGTTGCTAATAAGAGTGACAGGAAAGGTCATTTTAACGATGTTGTAATTGAACGACTCGATGGTCGGAGCATCCACAAAAGCGCAAGGTGGAGCGATATTGCGAGGATCGTTAACCACCCTAAGGTCCGGAATAGTTTGCAGAGTACTGACCAGATCATCTAGCGCCTCGTTTAGAAAGTCCGTGTAAGCCATTTTAGGCGACCTGTGGTCTGTTTATACCTAACAACTGTTTGACGATGCCTGAGAGCCCCACAACGGGCGCTGACGCCATGTCAGTGAACGACGCGAACTGGTCTACGCTCCCCCTTTGTCTGTACAAAGCCGACCCATACATTAAAGTTCCGAGGGTGACATCTCCGCCAGGTGAAGTACTAAGCGAATCAATGTACGACGATTCTTGACGACGCCTAAAACAGAACGCATTAGCGGCAGCTGCACACTGAACCAAAAACGCTGTCTCGTCACCAGCGGTTGTAATGCCGAGATAAGTGGCGATATTTGGCCCTGTCACCCAAGTGCAAAGTTGCTCAAAAGTAATCGTGCCGGCTTGAGCGTGTAACTCGTCAGGCGTTTGTGTGTCTGCCCACATGACTGCGTTTTCCAGTGGGTACGAAGTGTCGTATTCGATAAGACCTTCGGTGTCAACATTAACTGGCAAATACTGAGGCATCGCATAAACAGATTTTACTCCGTTGTATGCGGCCCCAGCATTGGCGACGGTTATGGATGCACCGACGACGATTTCGTTTGGTGTCAGCGTTGTTACGGTGACATAGCCTGGAACGATTACCGCTGTCTGGATTGTGTAAGTCGCTGCCATAGCGACCCCCGATCAGGCTTGTGTGATCTTGCGGATCATGGAGCTAACTGCGGCGAAGGTGCTGCAGTAAGCGTGAACCGAGAACAAACGGCTGAGGGTGGAAGGCTGCTCAACGCTCAAGATTCCGCGTACTGATTCGTAGTACTCGAATGCTTTGGAAGCGTTAGTAACAATCATGGTCTTTGCAGCGAAGTTACTGTCTACGACAATTTCAAGTCCGAGCGGGTTGGACCCAACCCAAGTGGTTGCGTTTCCGCCACCCATTGCGTTCTGTCCTGCGAGACCAGGTGCACCGACATACGGGAACAGTGGACGGTTGCTGGAGTCAACAACCTGTCCCAATTGGCCCCAAACGTCAGGCGAGACGAACAAGGTGTCTGGGAAAAAGTTGGTGCCACTGCTGACGTCAACTGCGGCGTCGTAAAGCGACTTCATCAAGTCGACAGCGGTGAGATCCCATACGCCCGATGAGTTTGCAGCAGTGAGAAGTGCATCGGCTGCAATGTCGTCGGTCTTAAGCATGAGTTCGCCCATGAGGTCAGCCATGATGAGTTCCATTGCTGCGGGCGACGTGAAGTCAATGTCCTGCATTGACAACGAAACCTGACCGGCAACGGTGGTCTTGCTGATCGTATTCGAGGCAATCACCATCGTGGTTGCGGACACTGCATCAAATTCTGCCGATTGAGCGGCCGTTGATGTATGGGTCGTGATGGTGGGTCTCACGAACGTTTTTTGCTGGCCGTTGTCCGGGTAAGCGCGAGCGCCAAGACGGTTGACGACTGGACGGACGAAATTGATGTTCTGCACGAGCGGGCCCAAAACGGGAACTGGGAGCAAGCCGGGCGTGTTCGTGGTAGCCACATCGCCAGCAGCTGCTTCGTAGGTTGACTGATGTTCAGCCTTCCAATCGTTGACCGATGCGTTTACCTTGGCGAAAGTTTCTCCGCCCTGGTGAAAAGCAGCCATCCACTCGCCAGCCGAAGGAAGGCGCGGAGCCTTCTTTGCTGATGCGAAAATGGTGGGTGCGGTTGGCGCGGCTTCAGGTGCTGCGGCTTCGATGTGTTCCGACATGATTGTCTCCTCGATTTGTGGTTCTTTTACTGAGATTTCGTCGGGAGCTGTGTCTGCTGAAGCGGCCACATCTGTGATAGTAGCACCGCTGAATGCGGGTATGGGGACAAGGCTCAACTCGCGCCATACGGCTGAGGTGATAATCATGGTGCCGTCGTCGTCACGGTAAGAATCAATAACGTCCACACCAACCGAAACATTGTCTAGGACGCCTTCTTTGGCGAGTTGTAACGCTTCGTTTCCTGCAACGGTGTCTGCGATTTTGGCGCTAAACATCATGCCTTCAGGCGTTTCGGTGCGTGAAGTCACAAGTCCGACAGGCTGACTTGAATCGTGGTACATGAACAGTTTTGGTGCTTTACCGTCAACGGGTAGCGAGCCTGGTGCGAACTGCACCGAGGTTCCGTCGCTCACAGTTGCAGAAACTCCATAAGGTGCGGCCACCCCCGAAATTGTGCGGGTCGGCGCTTCACCAGCTGCGGCCTCAACATCAACTGCAAAGCCTGCGGAAAGAGTTAGTTTCATGAATTGGTCTCCTCAATAGTTTCTGTGACGTCGGGAGTTTCGGTCATCGTTTCGTCTTTCATCATTGACTCTAAGTACGAGTCAATATCAAATTTGACTAGCGTTCCTCGAGGCAAAACATTGTTCATGCTGAGGGTCTGCGAAACACAGTCAAGGTACTGGCGTGCACCGAACAGGTAAAGGTCCTCGCGAGCGCCAGCCGAGGTCGTGTATTGATACGAGCCAATGTCAAAACCAGCAAGGTAAAACGGAATATTGCCGAGCCTGCACATCTCTTTTCCGCTGAAGTCTGCGGATTCAATCATCAACATATTGTCCGGCAGCGCCTTAGTTTCTTCGTATTTAAGAAACTCGTTAAGTGCGGCTGTTTGGTTGTTTACTCGAGCAGAGTTAAACGCTGTTGCAAGGTCGGCAAGTTCTTGGGCCGACAAAGGTTCGCCACCAGTCTGCATCAAAACGCCTGAAGGCAAAAGGCTTTCTGCATTGCGATAACGCGATGACTCAACACGAAGCGCCGTTTCTATAGCGGTCTGCGATTGGTAAACAATGCCCTGCACCGGACTAATAAACTGCACAAGATCGTTTGGGTCAAGCATTCCGCCTTGGAAATACACTTCTTTAGAAGGTGCATACCATACGGGTCCAGCCTGGTCGGTTGTATTGACAGAGCCAGCGGGCAACCTTGTAAACGACGCAGGGAAACCGTCAACCGTCCTAGAGGTAATAAACCAGAAGGCGCGTCCGTAATAGAGGAGGTCATCTAAAGTCCATGCCATGAGCGTGGCATAAGGAATGGACGGATCGGGTTGACGTATCCAAGTGCGCGGAGCAATGTAAACACAGTCCATTTCGCCTGTTGCATCGTTAAATTTTTCGTAATACATCTTGAGTTGTGTTGACGAAATAACTGATGCGAGAAGGTCACGCGCTCGACTTAACGTCGGGATACTGTTAGCACGATTTCGGGCTTCGCCTTCATAGTAGGCGTAGTACTGACCGATAAAGTTAACGCCCTGGTTGGATTGGTAGGTGCCGTACGATCCAGCAGCTGCGGCCTTATGGGAATCGTCAACGGGTGAGACTGCTGCTTTTGTGACTTGTCTTGAGAATATGCCCACAGTTGTTTCCGATCGTTAAAGGTGTGATGGGCAAGCCCGACACCTGCCCATCACATCATCACAATACTTCACCCGACCACCATGATGGGTTTAGCGCGATTTTGATATTTGCTAGAGAGAGCGATGCCCCACACTGCACACTTAGCCAACTCGATGGGTCCTGGACTCGATTTGTGACTGAGCGTGACCCCCATCCCCGTTTTTAATAGGACCGCTCGGTTCATATGTTCCGACAAAGTGAGTTGCCCCAAATGCTTAACGCGACCTTCCAGGATCATCTTTTGCGCTAGACCCGTAAATTTAATTAGTTCCGCTTGACCAACCACGGTCATACGACGACGCAAACCTAACGGTGCATGAATCTCCAGTGTCGGAGTAATCGCCAGGGCGACAAGTTTGTCGGCCATGACTCGATCAATCTCCGACCATAACGCAGTCTCGTTATCCACAATGAACTCCACAAATGTCGTCACAACACCATCAACCATTGACGATCTCACGCCCACATAACGGTTTGTGTCCATTGACATTTCCACGGCAAGGACACCGCCGACTGGCATAGGTCCGTCTATTTTGCAGGACGCCCAGACGCCCTCCTCCAACCAGCTGCCTCGACTACTGATCCACATATTTAGGTGAGCGCGTAGAAAACTGTCTTTCTTTGACACCGCCTGAAGCGCCTCAATCGTGATCGTTTTACCCAACGCAGGATTAGCGTAAACCCAGTTTTCAGGGTTGCGCCAGTCCCTATCTCCAATAGACCACTCAGCAAAATACAAACGCGATTGCTCGCCGTTCTCAATTTCCGAGATAGCCGTCTCTCGCATATGAATCATGGCCGTACTTGACTCATCCCCAGCGGTTGACCAGCAACTCATCAAAGGAGATTTACGCGCAATCATTGTCGGTCTAATTGCGTCAAGGAACCGATCGCTAATGTTAAATAACTCGTCGCACTGGATCAGATCATACGATCCGCCATGCAAGTTCGGAGAAGCTGCACGAACCTCCCAACTAGACCCGTCCGGCATCGTCACCGACTTACGACCAAACGTCCTCATCGCCTTAGCACCAAACAAGTCCACCAGCAACGGAGCCAAACTATTAAAGATTGCTTCCGCTCGATCCAAACGGTTAGCTACCGACAAGATGTTTTGAGGCTGGCCGCGCAACCTGGCAAAGTCCGTCAACCACCAACCGATCATCGCACACAAGCCAACTGACTTTCCGTTCTGTCTAGCAGTACTGCATAAAGATTCACGATACAAAAGGTCGCCATTCTCATCATGCGCAAGTTGCCCAGTCAACGCATGGATTTGCCACTCAAAAAGACAAATGTTTTGATACGTCTCCGCCCACTTAGCAACCAAAGGACCATACGACAGATTTGAGCGACCGGCAGTTTCCAATCTTGGAATATAGGCGCTGAGCAGGTCTTTTGTTGGCTGGTTCTCGCCAGTTTCCGCCAGTTCATTGTAAGGAGAGATAACAAGAGACGGTTCGGGGGCTTCCGTAAGTTGAATTAAAAAGTCTTTTGGCTGATTCTTGACAATTCTTTTCTTTACTTCGCCGTATGCCTGACCGCGCCGACTGTTGCATGGTTTGCATACTGGTGCAAGGTTATGCATTTCGTGCGTACCACCTCTGTCGTATTCGAGTAGGTGGTCTGCTTCTGTTGCGGGTTTGCCGCATAGGTAGCATTGGGGGTTGTCGCGTAGTAGTTCGGTTCTGTTGTCTCGGTATTCTTTTGAGTTCCAGTGTCCGTGTGATTTGGGTTTGTTTGTCATCGGGTTTCCTTTAGGTCAAG